CGATTGTGGAATTATGTGCGTGATGATGGTCCATTTGGTGGGCCAGCACCGCCAGCCGTCTGGTTCCGGTATTCCCGGGACCGCAAGGGCGAACATCCCACGGACCATCTCACCGGCTGGACCGGCATTCTGCAGTCAGACGCCTATGCGGGTTATAATACTCTGGCGAAACCGGGACGCCAACCCGCGCCGGTTGTCTCCGCCGGATGCTGGGCGCATGGACGCAGAGGGCTGTTCAAAATCGCCGAGAAGGACAAGGCGCCCCTCGCCATAGAGGCAGTAGGCAGGATCGACACCATATTCGAGGCCGAGCGCGCCATCAACGGCACGACCGCGGCGCACCGGCTAACGGTCCGCCAGGAGAGCATCGCGCCACTGGTTACGGGTCTGTTCGACTGGATGCGGGAGTGTTGCCGGCGCATGTCGACCAAAAATCCCGTTGCCCACGCCATGAACTATTTTCTCAGACGTGCCGATACATTCACACGATTCCTCACTGACGGCCGGATCTGCCTCTCAAACAATGCAGCAGAACGCGCTCTGCGCGGCATCGCCCTGGGCAGGAAAGCCTGGTTGTTCGCCGGGTCCGATCGTGGCGGAGAGCGCGCCGCCGCCATGTATTCCCTGATCGTCACCGCGCGTCTGAACGATGTCGATCCCCACGCATGGCTCGCCGATGTCCTGGCACGGATCAATGACATCCCCAATCCACGCCTCCATGAACTCCTGCCCTGGCACTGGAAAGCCCACCAGCAGGTCCACAATACCATCGCCGCCTGAATACGCCCGCGTCTCTCGCCGGATGATTACCCGAATAATTCCATCCAGACGCGGGACTGGATTTTACCAGATTGAAGGATACTCCACCTGCCGAGGCCCACGGCGTGCCGTTACCCAGGTAGTAGTTGAACAGCGTGATAGGGGCATTTACCCCGTCATTCACAGCGTTCGTTGGAACGCGTGCAGCGATTTCGCTGGTGAACGTCCCGTTGGTGTTTGCCTGCGAAGTTTGGAATGCAGTCAGGTTGGATTGGACCGTTGTGATGTCCGCTGTAATCGCGATCCCTTCGAAAACGTATGCGGTTCCGTTGTTGTAGACCGCAATGGGGCGACCTGTGGACTCCTGCTGGTACAGACCCTGTATCTGGTAATCACCCGCCCCCTTACCGTAAATGCCGGATACACAGTCGCTGATATCAGCGGACAGGGTGGCATTTACATTGGCCTGATTGGCGGTCGCAGCCGTCAGGTTGGTCTGGACCTGCTGCACGTCCGCCTGGTTGGGCAGGTCGATAATTTTGGGCGCGCCCGTGGCGTCCTGGTAGGTGAACGCCGGGCGCTGCGTCGCATTCTGGAACCACAGCCCCATGCCCGGCAGGTCGCCGGTCGTACCCGTGATGGTGGCCAGATACGTGCCGGACAGCAGGGTGCCCTTGTCCACGCCATCAATCGCTATGCGCAGCAGGCCGGAATAGGTTGCATCCTGCCCCAGGTTGATCTTGTCAGTGGTCTGGCTGGGGCCGCCACCCTGCTGCACGGGGGTGAAGCCCAGCGCATCCTGCTTGGCCGCCTGTAGCTGCGGGATGGTGTCGTAAAACGGCGCGCCGGCCGCCTGCGCGATCATGTCCGCCGTGATGGACGTGGCCCCGGCGGGAACGGTTATGGTCCACAGCGGATATGCGCCATCCGGCACGGACACGCCAATGCCGATCTGCGCCATGTCCTGCCGCACGGTGGGCGCGGTCTTTCCGCTGTTATCGGCACCGGCATAGGTCACGGACGGGTCGGCGGCATTGTAGAACGGCAGCACGGTATCATCCGTATCGACCGTGGCGGGCGTGACATACACGGTATAGGTCGCCCCTGCCCCCGGCACCGCCAGCGTGACGGGGTCGCGGCTGGCGTACTGGCGCACCAGCGCGCTGGAGATGGCGGCAAGCGTGCCATAGGCGGATGCATCCACCACGCCGGGGGCCAGCAGCGAACCGGGGGCGATCACCAGCGCCAGCCCGGTTCCGGGCACGCAGGCAAAGCCGCTGGCGGCCACGGTGGACCAGCCGTAAGCCATGGCCGCAAGCTGGCCCAGACCCACATACGCATTGCGCTGGGCATTCAGCTGGTCGCTGTCCAGCGGGATCTGCGCGGGGTAGACGATCTGTCTGTCCATTATTCAGGGTTCTCCACGTCCTGAACCCACGCGATGGTGCCTGCGGGCATCATATCGGCAATGCGGTCCAGTGTCTGCGTTGCGGGCGGGCTGGTGTCACCGGTCGGCAACTGGGCGAATAGCTGGAAGGGTGCCGCGCGTGAGCCGTAGCGCAGGGCGGACACGCCATAGCCGTAGCCGCCGCCAATGGCGGGGACAGCCATGCTGGCGATGCCCTTGCAGTCGGATGCATTGCGCGGTTCGATCACGCGCCCGGCGGTCCCGACTTCATCGGCAATCACGTCCACCACGTCGGGCCGCGTGCCCAGCGAGGGGAACAGCGCTTCCTCGATCCGGGCGCGGTAGGCGTCGTCACTTTCGCCGGGGTTGCGGGGCAGCAGCGTGCCGAAGAAGTCGGCGGCGAACATGTCCAGGAACGCGCCAGTCATGGTCGCCAGCCGGGTCTGGTCGGCCGTTCCCGACAGCATATCCCATATCCATGCGAACATGCTGCCAAAGCCCTGCAGCAGCGCATTCAGCACCGGGGCCTGTTCCGCCTCCCCCGCTGCAGGAGCCGCCGGGAACCACCCGGTCGGCAGCAGTTTGCGGATGCGCAGGGCAAAACCGTTCTGCGTCACGTCAGCCAAAGGACACCGTCCCCGCACGATAGGCCGTGCCGGTTGTCGCGGGCAGGTCCACCACCCCACCGGCCAGTGTCACGCCGGTCACGTTGGTGACCGACGTGCTGGACGCATACGCGATCTGGATCAGGCGCGAGTAACTGGCCGCTGCCCCGATGGCGAGGCCGTTGAGGTAGGTCGCGATGTTGGTGCTGATCGTGGCCTCGATCGTGGCGAGGTTGCCGGTGCTGTCCACGCTGACCGTCATGGTAACGGGTGGACGGACCACATTGGGTCGCACCACCATGATGGATACGGCCGCCGGGCGCACGGCATCGACTGCCGTATAGACCGCGTCGATCACGCTGTCGGACACATCGCCCGACCCGTCATCAACAAACACAACGACATTGCCGGGCAGGAAGGCGCCGGACGTGTCCACGTTCTCCACCACCTGGTAGATCAGGTCGGCGGAGACATCCGTCACCGCATTCTCGATCGCCGCCACCGTCGCCTTGGATCGGCTGTTGATGTAGGCCACGAACCGCGCGCGCAGGGCGGCGTCCGTCTCCCCGTCGCCGCCGTTGGTCAGGGCTGCGGCGTTGGTGACCGTGTCAATGCCCGCAACCGCCGTGCCCAGCAGGCAGATGGCACCTGCCGCCACGTTGCCCGTGCTGCCGGTGGTCTCGCACTGGACCGGCACGGTGATGGACGCCGTGCCCGCGGGGCGGACATAGGCGCTGTCGGCTGCCGACCATGCGGGGTTGGTGCTGTCCTCCACCACGTCATAGATCAGGTTCGACGCCGTCTTGACCGTAGCACCCACCGCAATGGTGGCTGACTGGCTGGATGGTGTGAAGGATGTAAAGGTGACGGTGCCGGTCGCCGCCGTGCCCGGTTCGCGCGACAGGCCGAAATCCTGCACGAAACTGTCCACGTCCGACCCGATGGAGGTCGCAAGCCGCGTGCGCGACAGGATCTGCAGGGCAATGAACTGGAACCACAGCCCCAGCCCCGCCACGGCTTCAAGCATGGCGCGACCGGCGGACCCGACATTCAGGTCCAGCAGCGCAGGACACGCGCCCTGCGCCGCGGCCACCATGTTGCCCAGCGTCGTCTTGAAAGACTGGAAGGTTATGGCCAAGCGGGCCTCCCATAAAAAAAGGCGGCTCCGGGGAACCGCCTGTCAGGTGCTCAGTGTCAGTTCCTGCACCGTGCCGGTCGTGGCGTCGGTGTAGGATATGGCCAGAAGATAAGCCCCGGTTTTCGGGCTGGTTATGGTCACGGTGACGGGTTGGGTCTGGTCCACGCCTGCCTCGGCCTGCATCTGTTGCAGCACAAGGGCGCGGATGCCCGCCTCATCCATCACCGTGCCGACCCGGGCGGGCAGGCCCGCGCCGTAATCGGGCTGCCAGATATACGCGCCCGCATTGGTGCACAGCCTGCGCAGCAGCGCCTGCCGGGTCTGGTCCGCGCCCGTGACCACGGCCACGCCACCGGTGCCAGACAGGTCAAGGTCGCCGCCCATGGTGTGGGACAGCGCGCTCATGACGGCGCGCCCGTGGTGCCCGGCGCATCGGTGACCGGGTGGGTGTGGCTGTGGCCTGATGTGCCATTCGCGATCACGTCCTTCTGGCCCGTCACGGTGCCCTGCGCGGTCATGTCCTTATCCGTGGCGATGGGGCCGCCGGTGACGGACAGGCCGTTACCATCCAGCGTCATGGCCACGCCGCCGACCTTCCACGCCTTGCCGCCATTGGTCAGGGTTTCCGTGGCGTTCCCGGCCCCGCTGTAGATCGTGTCTTTCGTGATATGCCACCACGGGGCGTTCTGCGTGGCGTTTCCCGGCGTGGTTTCGCCATTGCCCGGCGGCGCGCCGCACCCGGCCATGATCAGCATCTCGCCGGGCTGTGCCGGCCTGCCTGTGGCGGGGGATGCTGGCGGCATGACCACCGCGTCATACACCGGCATGGCGGCCACGCCGTGTTCCGCGTCCGCCTCCACATGCACGACCAGCACATGCGTGCCGATATCGGGCGGGCAGGCGATGCGCAGGCTGCCGACCTGCATGGCGGCCCAGGGCAGCCAGCCGGTTTCGACGCCTGCTGGCTGGGCCATGACCTTGACGGCATGGTTTACCGGGTCCACCGCGCTGACCAGCCCGAAGCCGGGCTGCGCCTGTGCGCCAGCCATGTTGGCCGCGATCATGCGCGTGTCAGTCATCCGTTCCTCCGTCCCGTGTGGTGTTGCGCGCGCGCAGGGTGACCTGCTGGGAAAAGCCGCCCTGCCATGAAAAGCTGCTGGTCACGGCATCCACATCCAGCGTGCCATCCCATGTCGTGCCCGTGCCGGTCAGACGCATGAAGTCGCGCGGCGCCAGCGTCACGCAGCCGGGGATGGTGCCGGTCACGGTGCGCGCATGCGCCGTGATCTGGTTGTATTTCTGCCGTGCGATCCGCTTGAGGTCATCCAGCCGCGCGCCGGGCATGGCAAAGCTGTGCAGCGTGCCCGTGCCCCCGCCCGGTGTCGTGGCGCCGCCCGTCGCGGACCAGTAATAATCGACCCGGCTGCGCTGGCGGCTGTCCCAGCTCATGACATGCACGACCACGCCGCGCCCCACCTGGTAATCCCGTGCGAAATGCAGGCCATGCGCCCCCATGGCGATGGGGCTGTCCGGCCCGGTATCGGCATAATCCAGCACATGGGTATTTGCCGTGGTGGCGGTCGGGTATGGCGCGCAGACAATGGTGGCGCCATCCGCATACAGGTCGCATCCCGCCCCGGTGGCCACATAGCAGGCCAGGTCGAACGCGGTCTGGAAGCGGCTGTGGGCGGCGGCGGCGGCGCGCTTGTGCTCCACCTGCCAGAACTGCCCCACCATGGCGTCGGTCAGGGTGACATCGGGCGTCAGCCCGGCGGCCGTGACCATGGCGCGGACCACGTCGGCCCCGGTCATGTTCATCCACCCGTCACGCACCCGCATGTCCAGCAGCTTCGCCAGGTAGTCGCGGCACTGCACCTGCACTGTCGTCGCGGCGGGGCTGAGACCCACATGGTCCACGATGCCACGGAACATCGTCACCCATTGCGCGCCGTCCTGCGCCGCATCGCGCATCTGCAGCGTAATGTCGATATCGGGCAGCGTTTCGCCCTGCCCCGCCGGTTGCAGGTCGAACCACGCCCCGCCCGACGGAATGCGCGTCCGGTCCACCGCCAGCGTCATGTCCAGCGTATCGGCGCGGCTGTAGCGCGTGCGCGACAGGGTGAACTGTTCCAGCCCGGTTTCCGCGCGTTCCACCCCGCCCACCAGCACCCGCGCGCGCGGCATGCGCCATGTGGGCGGCGTGGATGTCGTGGCGACAGTCATGACGTCACCCCCGGTACGCCACTGTCCTGCGATGTGTCGGGCGCGGGCAGCAGCAGGGCGACCGGCGTGGTGAAACCCGACAGGTCGGGGTCGGCCATGCCGTTCAGCCGCGCGATGCGCCACCACTGCGTGGCGTCCCCCAGTTGCCGGGCCGCGACGTGGTAAAGCGAGGTGTCACTGGCCGTGACCCTGATCGTGGTTGGCATGTCTGCGCTCCTGTTACGCGGTGACCAGCGGGCCGTCCTGTGTTGCGCCGGTGGCCGACAGCGTGTTGGCATAGGCGCGGTTGACCAGCGCGCCGGACGTGATGGCGGCGCTGTGCAGCTGTGCATTCTGGGTCAGGGTGGACAGGCTGGCGGCATTGGCGGGGGCGATCGCGCCCAGGTTGGCACCCGTCTGGCCAATGCCGGTGGCCAGGCCCGCGCCCGATGCCTCCAGCCCCGCCACCACGCTGGCGGCGCTGTCGGGGGCGGACGCCAGGTTGACCCCGGCACCCGACAGGCCACCCACCATGCTCAGCTGGTCCTGCACGCCCGCGAACACGCCGCCCGCGCCGGTCATGTCGGCAATGGGGGTGACCTGCGCCATCACGGTCGAAAGCTGGCCGGTGATGTCGCCCGCAATGGTCGCGACATCATCCAGCGCGCCCGAAAGGCCCGACAGGGCGGACCCCGCGTCATCCCCCACCAGCGCCGACAGGCCGGAGGCGACGCCCCCCGTGGCCGCCATCTGCGGCGGCTGTTCCAGCACCAGCCGGTAGGGAATGACGATACCCTTTTGCGTGTAATCGTACGAATACTGCACGATGCGCACCAGCAGCGACAGCCCCGCCCCGCAGAAGGCCACGGGCTGCCCCGCAATGCGCATCTGCTTGAGCATCCACGCCCGTTCGATGGCGGTCGGGCCGACAAACGTGCCCGACAGTTCCAGCCGGTCGGGGTCGTTGCCCACCGCGTCGATGATCCTGTTGCCACCGGGCAGGCGGTGGACGGCGACCTGCTGGGTGCCGCCATCGCGGATCAGGTGCGGCACCTCCATGCCGGTCAGGGTCAGCCCGCCGATGGTCACGGGGGCGGACGCCCACAGCCGCCCGATCGAACCGATGGCCGTCTGTGCGTTCATGAGGGTCAGGGACATGCGCACGCTCCCCACGCTGGCCCGCCGCCGCCCGCAGGCGATGCGTGGGCGCGATGGAATGGAAACAGGAAAATGGGGGAAAGGACCACGACGCGCGCGGTATTACGCAGCCGTGCCATCATTGCCCCTGTCTAACGCCAGACCGTGCAGGCCGGAAGGGAAATTGCCGCATGTATCGTCTGCCACCATGAAAGTATTGCAAAATAACCGATTGGTAAAAATTTCCGGGTCTGGCCGCGCCCTGCTGGCGATCACCGCATTTGTGGCGCGGGTGGCCGTTGCAATCATGGTGCGGCGTCACTTTTTCAGGAATGACGGCACGTCGGGCAGCCTTGACCCTGGCCTGTCGTCGGCAGCACATCCCGGGGCTTACGACCCGCGCCGGGCATTCATACGCCCACCGCACGCCCCGGCATCTGCGGATAGCGGATCACGTCGGGCGCGGTGCCGGTGGCGCGCAGTTCGTGCCGGGCGGCGGCGGTGTCGATCCGGGCCATGGCCTGTCCCACCGCCTGATGGTCCAGGGTGACGGGAATGGTGACCTGCATGACCGGCAGCCTGTCGCCGCGCCCGCCATCACGCCGGGATGGCGCGCTGGCCGCCGTCCGTTCAATGGGACCGGGACTGATGAAGGGCGGCCTGCCCCATGCCCTGTCATGTGGCGGCACGAATGCCGGGAACGGGGTCATGCCGCGTAATGGCGCGCGGGGCATGGGCATGGGTACGGAGCGCGGCATGGCTGGTCCCGTTGTCGCGTGGTCCCCGGTTCCCGCCATGGCGCGGATGGCGGGGAACGCCATGCCCGCGCGCGCCCCACCCGTCCGCTGGTGACGCCATGGCGGTATGGGAACGGGCATGGCCCGACCGGACGGCATGGCGGGGGCCGCTGTCTTGCCCTCGTCCCGCGCCCGGTGCGGCGCAGGGGTGGCGGGTGTGTGATCCCGTGGCGCGACGGGCGTGGCGACAGGGGATGCAATGCGTCCCCGTGATGCGGCGGCGGACATGGCGACAGGGAACGCAATATGTCCCCGTGGCATGATGGACGCGACGGCTGGGGACGCGGTGCGCCCTCGTGGCGTGACAGCCACCGCCGTGGCGGCCGTCCTGTTCCATGATGCCGGGATTGCCGCGCCGGCGGGCATGGCGCGCGATGCAACCCGTCCGGCCCATGGCATGGCGGCGGCGCGCGCGGGCAGGCATGGCGCCGCGCGTTGTGTCCCTCGCACGGGACCAGGGACAGGGCGTGATGGCGGGATCGCGGGACGGGTCATGGCCGGGGGGGCGGATGACCCCTGCCCGTCCCCACGTGGCATGGAGGGGAACACGGTGTATCCGCCCCTGTTCCCGCCATGCGGGGCGGATGTGGGCGGACCATGCCCCGCCGGGGCGCGGACAGGCCAGCCGGGCACGGATACGGACGCGGGCATGGACGCGTGCATGGACACCGGCATGGATACAGGCATGGACATTGGCATGGCCATTGACACGGGCGGCATCATGGGGACCGGGGCCGCCTTCGCCCCCCGCCCGCCGGGACGTGGCGCAAACGCCATGTTGCGCCGTCCCGCGCGGGCATGGCCGACGATGCGCCCCACGATCATTGCCAGCCGCCCCGGCATGCCCGATCGCCCGTTACGCGGCAGGCGCGCGATGATGCGGGAAATTTCAGCCATGGGGGTCGTCCCATTGTTGCGCAGTCCAGTCATATCGCCCGCCCGCCAGTTCGCCAAACGCTACAAGAAAGGCCATGCGCCGCACGCGCGGCATGGTCATGGCCACGTCCCACGGCACCCCGTTCCTGACCAGGGCCGCGACCTCGATCAGGGCGGGGTGCCGGCTCAGTTTTTTGCCGCGGTGCTTTCCGCCGTGGCCCTGTCTTCCCCGTCCGCGCCATACAGCGCGTCCGACAGGGCGGTCATGCCGGCATTGCCGATCTGGTTGGCCAGCTGTTCCAGCTGCACGCGGCTGCTGGGACGGATGGCGGGCACGCCGTCGATCGCCTCGACCGACGCCACCATCAGCGCGTATTCCACCCATGCGGGTGACGGGCTGGCCGGGCCGAATTCCAGCAGCGCCAGCACATCCCCCGGCCCGCGTTCGCGGTAGGTGATGGTGCGGCCATCGCTGGTTTTTATGGTGTGTTCGCTCATGCTGCGGGCCTTCTGGCTGTCAGTGACCGTTTTCAGGCAGGTTCAGGATGCGCCGCCTTTTTGAAAAAAGGCGGCACCCGTAAACGTCCGGTCGTTTCAGGAAACGCGGTTGCGCGCGCGGGCGGCGAAGGTGATGGTCTGGCTGACCAGCGTTTCGGACTGGTAGCGCCCCGCATCGGACAGCTGCAGCGACGCGCCCACGAATTCATACGTGCTGAGCGACCCGTCGCATTCCGTCACGTACTGGTAGATGCTGCCCAGCACCACCGTGCCCGCCGACCAGAAGCCGCTTTCGATGGCGGCAAACAGGTCATCCGCCCCCGCGCCGTCGCGCTGGAAGGTGAACTGGCCGCCCCACCCGCCCGGCACGTCATAGAACATGGGCATGTCGTTCAGCGGGTTGGATGTAAGCTGGTGGGTGCGCTGCTGCGCGGTGAAGCCCGTGACGGTGGGCAGGTCCACGCGGCTGCCGTCATAGACCAGCACCACGCGGCAGTCGCGGCCGATATTGAAGGGTTTGGCGGACATTCGTTGCTCCATGAAAAAGGGGCCACCGCGCGGGTGGCCCATCATTGTTGTGCATGGATGTCATGCGTATTTTTATGTGGCGGCGCGGGTCACGCGGGCGTGAACATGCTGCTTCATCCCGCATGGAGCACCCCGATGGGCACCACACCCGAAAAACCACCCACAAAAGACCTCGCCGCCATTGCCGCGCGGGGGCTGAGCCACCCGGCCTCACTGACGCATGAGGAAATAAAGGAACTGTGCGGTCGCGTGCTGTCGGAAGAAAGGCGCCGCGCGAAAGCAGGCTGATCAGGCGGCGGGTGTGGCGGTGCTGACCGTGACACTCGCCCCGCCCTGCAGGTTCACGACAAAGAAGCGGTTGATGCCCTGGTAGCGCACCTGCACATCAGCCCGCACGTAACCCAGCGCCGTGGCCGATTGCGGGTTGTTGGACGTGTCGCACACCACCGCGTAATCCGTTGTCGCCCCCAGTATGCCGCCGCCCACCATGTTGGACAGCGTGCCCAGCAGCACGGCGCGGATATCGCCAAACAGCGTGGTGCTGATGACGGCGCCGACAAACGCGCCCATGCCCGAACTGATGGTTTCGGCAATGTAGTTGGTCAGGCGGGTGTAGCTGTCATCATCCGTATCGCCATCGGAACTGGTGTTGATCCCGCCGCGCACCGCCCAGTAGCTGCCGCCCGGCGCGGGGTTGCAGATCACGTCGATGCCCGCGCCGAACAGGGCCGAAAGCTCGGCCGTGGAATAGGTCGCGGCCTGCCCGCTGGACACCAGCCCCGCCTTCTGGCTGCCGATCACGCCCGACAGTTCCCTGTTCAGGCTGGACTGTTCGGGCGACAGGCTGCCCAGGATACCGGCGACGAACGCCTGCGGCGGCACCAGCATGTCGCCATTGGCGTCATCATCCCACCACAGCCAGTCGCCAAACATCAGCTTGATGGCATAGCTGTCCACGCCTGCCGCCGCCTTCATGGCCGCCGCGTTGGCAATGGTGTCGCCCGCCGGGCCGCAGGCGATCATGTACACCCCTTCCGACAGGCCAAAGGCGGCCTGCGTGGTCCATGACGTGCTGTCGCTCACCCCGTGCAGCAGCCCCAGCGCGCAGCCCTGCCCGCGCAGGGCGTACAGCCCGGTGCGCGTCACGCCATCCGTGCCCACGAACGCCGCCGTGCCCGGCACGCCGCCATCGACGCCACCCGCCAGCGTGACCGTGCCCGCCGCCAGCGCCGGGACCGTGCTGGGCAACGTGACGCGCACCAGCGCCGTGCTGTCGGCCGCCACCGCCGCCGCCAGGACGGCCCACGTGGCGCCGCGATAGGTCCGGCTGCCCAGCACCGCATGGTTGATGGCCAGGGTATAATTGGTGGTGATGATGCCATCCTGCGTCACGGTGGCGGCGGCATCCGTGCCATCGGTCACGCGCACGCAGCGGAAATCCGCCGCCCCCTGCAGCAGCGCGATGTTGACCGCCGTGCCGATGTCGCTGGACAGCGCCTGCTTGGGGCCAAAGGCGGACAGGCAGTCCCCCATCGCGCCCACGATGACCGGCGTGCCCACCGGCCCCCACGCGGCGGTGCCGACCAGGCCGATCCGCCCCGACGGCACGCCGTTCAGCGCCAGCGTCTGCGGGCGCTGGACCTGCACATACAGGTCGGGCACGTTCAGGCTGTTGGTGTTGAGCTGCCCGGACTGGTAAATGGTCATTGTATCTGTATTTCCCTGTTGCGCGGCGTCGCCGCGTGAAAAGACGGGTGTGGTGTGACACGCATGCGGTGTCCCGCCGGGATGGCGTGGCCAAAAGGCAGGCCGTTGCCGCAGGCGCCAGCCCATGTCGGGGCCACGGTGTCATTCCGCCTGGCCTGCGCCCTGCGCGATGATGCGCCTGGCCGGTGTTCCCACGGGCGGGCATCCGGCCTGCCGCGTGTCATGATGGCGGATTCCGGCGGGTCAGCCGCCGCCGGTATCCAGCAGCACGTCCCCGCGCGTGACATCGGGGCCAATGCCCGTGCCACCGGCCAGCATGGCCGGGACCACGCGGGTCAGGTCGGTGTCATAGGTGACAAGGAAGCGCGCGGGCCGGGAAAAGATGCCCCGGTTCATGGCGGTGTCGTCGTTGGTGGTGGCGCGGGCCTCGATACGGAAGGTGGAGCCGCCTTCATCCGTCAGCCAGTCGGTCAGCGCCAGCGCATCGGCCACGGCGCAGCCCAGGCGCGTCGCGCCCGGCCTGGGGGTGGGTCCCGACCATGCGGGTGATGACAAAGACCTGCTGCTGCCTGCGCGCGACACAGCGCGCCGACAGCGTGCCCGCGTTGATGGCCCGCGCCACGGCCGTGGCGGGCAGCGTGATGCCCGCCCCGCTGCAGGTGGCGCCGGGCATGGCGGCGGCGATGGCGGCGGCGATGGTGGCCGCCGTATCCGTCGCGGTTGCCACGTGCAGGCTGCACGCATCGCCCGTAACGCCCGGCAGGCCACGGGCGCGCAGCCCCACCGTGCCCGATGGCGCGGCCCCGGCATCCACCGTGACGGTGGCCGTGACGCCGCTGACCGCCATATGCACGGTGGCGGGCACTGCCGCGTCCATGCGCCACGGGCGGCCCAGCGGTTCATCCACCCGCGCCCAGCTTTCGGCCAGGTCGGCAATGGTGATGAAGTCACAGCCCTGCTGCAGCGTACGGGCCGCCTCCCCCAGGTCGGCCTGCGTCAGCGCGCCACGGCGGATGACGAGCGGCCGCCCGGTAACCGCCCCCGACGCCGTGCCATCGGGGCACAGCGCAGCGGCGAGGGCCGTCGCAATCGTGGTGGATATGGTGGAGATGTCGGCCATGTCATATCGGCTCCTGCTCCTCCCCCCTGGCGGGGGCATGATGTCATGGGTTGGCGCCCGGTCCCGCTGCCGGGCCGCCTGATGGTGCGTGTTCCGTGTCCGCATGGAACGACGCGCCGCATGGGGTCAGACCTGCTGCTGGCCCAGCTGGCAGCGCGTGCCCCATGGCCCGGCGCGTGCGCCGCCGATGGTGTAGCGCGTGCCGCCCGCATCCCGTGCCCACATGGCGGGCTGGATGGTGACGCCGGGAATGGCGGGCAGGAACATCTCGAACCCGCCCGCGTGGATCGCGCCGGGCTGGGCCGGGCCGGGAACGCCCGCCCCGCTGCCGGGACGGATCATGGCGGGCCAGCCGGTGGCGCACGGCACCTGCGCCGTCACGTCGCCGGACGTGGCATAGCCGCCGGGGGCGGCCACGTCGGCTGCCTGCGCCACGGTGGCGGTGATGTCCACCACCGCGTTGCACAGCACGCACAGGGGCGGGCGGAAGGGTTCGGCGCGGGCGATGAACCAGGTCTCGCCCCCGCAGGTCAGGATGTCCCCCGCCCGCACGTCCGTCGTATCCATCAGGGCATAGACGAAGGGCACGTCCCACAGCGCCGGCCCGGCAAAGCCGAAGGCCCGGTCATTGCTGAACGCCGCCATGGTCCGGGCATGGGGCGTGGCGCACGGGCCGGTGGCGGTTGCGGGACGGTACTGCACGGTGGCCGCCCCCACGCGGGCCGCCGCCAGTGCAAAGCCACGCGCGGCAAGGTGGCACAGGGCTGGCTGGTCCATCAGATCACGATCTCCCCCACCCCACGCAGGCCCGGACCCGGCGGGATGCCCAGAAAGTTGCAAAGCTGCACCCGCCAGCGCGTGTACAGGGTAAAGCGGTCCGTGACCTCGGTGCGGTTGCGGGTCCATACCGCCGCGCGATCGGTGTCAAGGTTGGCGGTCGCCGCCATGATCGCGCCTTCCAGCATCTGGCACTGCATGATGAACGCCCGCGCCTGCGCGCATTCGGCGGGGGCAAGGTTGCGCAGCCGCCATTCGTTGAAGCCGTAGACCCGGAAGAACCGCCACGACTGCATGCCGCTGTCCTGGCTGCCCATGGCGGGATAGCCCATGTAACGCCGCGCCTGCGCCAGTTCGCCGTCCACAAGCGGCGTATCGGCAACCGTTGCGGCGGTGGGGGGCGGCGTGGGCGTGATGGCGCCCGTCGTATTCGCGGCATCCGTGGCGGACCCGCTGGCGGCCGTGGTTGTATCCGTATCGGTCATGCCTGTTGCCTCCCCGGTTGCGCCTGTCATGGATGGATGAAAGTTTCCGGGTGCTGCCTTCTTTCGCAAAGGCAGCGCTTTCCGAAGCTTTTTGAAACAGGCTTCACCAGAAACGTCCTTGATGTTGTGCACGGTGCGGGTGGCGGACGCGTGCCGCCACCCGCAGGGGGATTACGCCCCGGCGCCCAGGCTTTCGATCACCACCCCACGCTTGAGGTAGCTGTTGGTCGCGGTGGGAATGACCGATGTATCGGCGGTCAGGTCGGTCGGCAGGGCAAAGCCGCCGATCCACGACCACGACTGCGCGATGATCTGCGCCAGACGGTCCAGCGCGGGGCGGGTGATCATGCACACGCCGTCCACATCCGTCAGTTCGCCGCCATCCAGCAGGGGCGCGTAATGGGTGCCGATATTGGCGTAATCACCTTCGACCAGCGCGCCCTGCCCGCAGATGATGGCGCGGTGGATGTTGCCCGCGCCCAGGGATGCCTGCTGCGGGGCCTCGGTCGTGGGGATGAAACGCACGCCCAGCAGGTCAAAGATCTGGCCGTTCTGGTACGTGTCGGACCCGTACTGCCCGGGATACAGCAGTTTGAAGTCCTCGTCCCGGAACAGGCCCAGAAGCTGCGCATTGTCCAGATAGCAGTGGTACACCCCGCCATCGGGCGTCGGCACGTTGTTGTCACGCAGGGTGGCCAGCGCGCCAAGGATGGACTGCACGCTCAGCAGGTCGCCCGCCGCCAGCGCCGCCGTGGTGGCGCGCGCGTTGGGCCGCAGCACCAGCGGGGCCGTGGCGGCGATGACCGCGTTGCCTGCCGTGCCATCCGCCACCTTGACGGACGCCGAGAACGTCAGCGTGCCCGAAACCCCGTCGGGCGCGGTGGAGGTATTGGTGGCGTCCGCCGTCGTGCCCACCAGCGTGTACGACCCGGCCCCGACGGTGACGGTCATGCCGGCCGACGCGCCAACGGACACGGCCTGTCCCTCATCCGACAGGATGGTCTGGAACCCGCGGATGTCATCCACCGCCACCGTGCTGCCAGCCGCCCCCAGCGTGGCGGTAACGCGGGTATTGCCGCCAAGGTAGCCGCCCACCCCGTTCTGCGCCCCGCCAAACAGCGCGTTGCGCGCCAGGCGGTCCAGCGTCTGGCGTGCGTTGATGCCCAGGCGCGACGCATTGGCCAGGAACTGGTTGGCGATGCCGACACCCTCGGTCACCTGGTTGAGGTCCATGGTGTTGCCGTACTGGTTGATGGTCAGCGTGTACTGTTCGACCGACCATTCGGCGGGGGTCATGCCGTTGTCGAAGCTGGTGTTGGCGGTGGGGTTGAGCGGGGTTGTCGCCGGTGGCAGCAGGCCCGCGCGGGTGTCGGTAATGGTCTGGCCGATGCGGGCGGGGAATTCCATCTGGTCCGCGATCGAGCGGAAACCCAGCCGCGACTGCAGCGCGTCCTGGAACGCGCGCGACAGGAAACCCTGCTGGATGACCGGCTGCAGGGCGGCGGGGAAATTGGCGATGGCCATGAATTTCATTTCCTTGAAAAAACGAAAAAAGCCGCCATGCAGGGAATGCACTGGCGGCGGCAGGGGTGGCCATGGCGGGCTGCGCCATGAAGGGGCCGGGGTGGATTGGATCAGGGGCGCGGCGCGTACGACCGGTCACAGGCCCCTTGCCGGTTCCGCGCGGCATGACGGGGCGCGGAACGGGTAAAGGGTGGCATATGGGGCATATTGGCCCCACGGGTATCATTTACGTCACGGACGGGTTTCAGTACCCGAAATCGTAAGCGTTTATTTTTGGCAGTATGTTTTTACTATGCCTGTATTTCCTGCGCAGGATTTTCTGCCGTGCATCAATGGTGGCGCAATGCGCGCCGGTTTCTGCCGTCAGGTCTTTTTTCCGGGCATCGGGTAGCGTGCCATCCCATTCCCCGGCCAGGTACTGGCAGATTTCCGCATCATGGATAAAAGCCGTAACGTCTGCCGGGGGTGTGTCCGCAGCCATGGTAATTGTGGGAAAAACCAGTGCCGTCATGATCTGGAAAATCAGAATAAAAGTTTCCGGGTGCCGCCTTTTTTTAAAAAGGGCGGCATTTTCCAAGGCTGTTTGAAAAACCTGCACCAGAAGATTCTTTATGACCCGCATCAGGCCGGGCGGAAGATCACATAGACTTTCTTTACCATCTCCCGGTTGTCCCATGCGCATTCGGCACCGCGTTCGACAAAGAAGATGTCGCCCTTCACAAACGTCTTTTCCCGTCCCGCGCCATCAACCAGCGTCACGCTACCTTCGATCAGGTACATCAGTTCGGCATGGTCATAGCGCACGGCGCGGCGGGCATAGGGGGTGGAGGACCATGTGCCGCAGCGTAGTTCGCCATTGGCGGATTTATAGTCATTGAAGCTGTGGCAGGTGGGCGCCGGACCAATCAGCACCGCCGCCGAAGGCGCGGCCGAGGGCGCCATGACCGGGTCGGGATTAATCACCACCGGCGTCTGCGCCCCCGGCGTGCTGGTGTCGCAGCGCATGGCGATCGCCCGCGTGCCCGGTGCGGCGGCCCAGCTGAAGGCGCTGCCCCTTGGCATGACAATGCAGGCGTCTGGACCAAGGACATTCGCACCGATATTCAGCTCACCCGTCAGGACGATCAGGAATTCATCCGCCGGCATGCCCGTGACCAGCCCCGCGCCCTGCGGCGCGCAGGCCATGACCGACAGCCCGTCCCCCTGCCCCGCAAGCTTCGTGCGGGCGTGCAGGAAATCACCCGGCGCGGGCATGGATGCATCGGCAAAGGCGCGCAGGTCGACAAAGCTGCGTGCGGTCACGTCGGTCGGGGTCATTCAGTATGGTCCTTCGGGTGTGTTCACCCTGTTGCAGGCGGTATGGGGCTACCCGTTTGCACCGGGTGGATTACAGATCGAAACCGTAACATACGGCTGCCCGTGCGTCACCCATGACAGCGCCGTGGCCTACCGTGTCTGTTATCAAGGACGTTTCTGACAAAGATTTTTTCAAGCAGTTTCTTATAAACGTCATGCAAGGCGGTTGCGTGCATGCCTGCGTATTCTGTTTATGCCCGGCAGTAGAAGGAACACAGAAGACACACATAAAGAATAAACAAAAATGACGACATTGAAAACGCCACGGCTGATTCCTGTATATCGCGAATTATTGGCATAAGTGGGCCAATTTCCAGAATAAGCGGGCATCTCCCTTATTGCGGACAGACGGGAAATCAGTCCAGTTTACCATTCAGGCGACAATGACAATCGACTTATTAAATAGTGAAAACAGGACATCGCCCCGCCCCTTCCGGTCATGGTTCTAGGTCGCCACCGGCCAGCGCAGGCCCGCGGCATTCGCCGCCGCCTTCACATCACGCGTGCCCGCCGTGCGGGCGTCGAACGGGGCGGGATCGCCCGCGCGTGGCGCGGGGCCGGATGCGGTGGTGCCGATCGCGGCCCCCGATGCGGGCTGCGGCGTGGTGAACAGATAGGCGCGGTTGTCACGCGCGGCCTGCATGATCGCGTCCAGCCCCTGCGGCGTGCCGTCATCGGCCAGTGTAACGGCGGACAGGTCCACCAGCCGCACGACATCGGCGGGTTCGACCGCGCCCATGCGGGCGGCCATGGCGCGGGCTTCGGCGCGGATCACGGCGCGGCTGGCGCGGGTGCGGGCGGTGGTGGCCTGTTCGGTGGCGCGGGCCAGGTCGGCTTCCAGCGTGGCGCGGGCCTGCATGGCTTCGTCACGTTCGGCGCGCAGGGCGGCCAGTTCGCGGCGCATCGTATCCATGTCGGGGGTTTCGGGAACGCTTGATCGGGTCATGTCATGCCTCCGTTCAGGAATGAAAAATCAGTTCGGGCGTTCGGTGCCGATACGCGCCCACTCGCTGTGGGGGCTGGGCGTGCCCGCGCGGGCGGCCAGGATCACGCACGCCGTCTGCCGCGACAGGAAGCCGCCGCGCACCGCCGTATCCAGCCCCTGCGCCAGTTGCGCCAGGTCGGCTTCCGTCCCCGCGAAATAGGGCGGCCACTGCAGTGCCAGCCCATCGGCGTCCAGCCCGGCGTAATCGCGCCCGTTAATGCGCAGGCCACCGGCAATGGCGTGGGAAAACGCGCACACCATGCGGTACAGCGCCAGCAGCCCGTATTCGCCGTATGACAGGCGCATCCGGTCCGCCAGCCACAGCAGGGGCTGGTACAGCATCTCCATCGCGCGGCCCGACGCGGGGGCGCTCAGCCGGTCGGCCTGCGCGCGGTTGCCGTGGATCTGCTCCATCACGCTGGCGCGCAGTTCGCGGTAATGGTCGCGCATGGCGCCCGCCGCATCGCCGTTGATTTCCAGCAGCTTGGCATCCCCGTCCAGCGGCAGCGTCAGGGCGGATGCCGCCCCACCAGATGACGCGGGCGTGCCATCGGCATACGGGTCCGGCCCCGCGCGGATCACCAGCCTTGGGTCGGCGCTGTATTTCAGGCCGCGCCCGGATTGCGACAGCAGGTAATCGCATTCGATTACCGTATCGATGGCGGCTTCGAACGTGCAGGGTCCGTCCACCACGCCGGGGGCGGCCAGGTTGGCCATCCATACCCATGGCACGAAGCCCAGGCCATGGTGCGTGCTGCGCGTGGGGTCCACCTGCGTCGGCAGGCCCGCATCGACCCGCCGGGGCACGTAGACGTGGCAGTCCGCGCGGTCCCATATGCGCTGCCACCAGAATATGGCTGCCGCGTCATCGGGGCCGACCGGCCACCCCTGCCCCGCCAGCGTCGCGCCCGTGACCTTGTAGCATTCGGTCATGGCGGACAGTTCCCCCGCGCCATCCCATCGCGGGGTCAGGTACAGCGTGTCATGCACCGCAAAGCGCAGGCGGCGGTCCACTGCCTCCACCAGCACCGCGACGGAGCCGACCGACCCGCGCGTGGCCGCTTCCATCATCAGCGCGGGCAGCGCCGTACCCGCCGCCACCTGCGCCAGTATGCCCGGCAACGTGGGGTCGGTGGCCGCCGTGGTGGGCCAGTGCGAGGCGCCAAACAGCAGCGACACCGCGTCATCCACCACCGCGCGGCACATATTGGTGCGCACCGACGGCCGGCGTTGTGACAGGGGAATGTATTCCCCCGCCCCGTTATATTCGGTGCCGAAGGGGTTGGGGATGGCGTCGTACTGCGTGCCCCCCAGCACGCGGCCCAGGGCTGCAAGCCGGTGGGCGCGCGCGGGCAGGTCCGGGTCGCGGGGGTATGTTTTCCTCAGTTCCTGCCAGTCCATGCTGTCTCTCCGGTATGATTGGCGACGGGGTGCGGATTTGGTGGTGATGCGGCGGCGAAACCGCGATAGACAGGCCGCCGTGGGGCATTCGACCGTGTGGAGGAGAAAGAAAGAAAATGGATATCACTCACCTGCTTCTGGCCCCGGTTCGCCTGGCGGTGGAAATTGGCGTGGTGGGCGTTGCGATCGCGGTGGTGGCGGGCGCATGGCGCAGGCGGCATGGCCACCCGCCCGCGACCCTCCCGTTCCAGCCCGCGCCACGCCCGCCCGCCGCGCCGCCGGTCCCGCCCGCGCCGGTGGTGGATGCGGGGTTCAGCGTGCCCGTTTCCATGACCGATTACGACTGGGCGGTGCGGCTGTACCAGCCCACTGCGCTGCTGTCGGAATGGGAACGGCGCGTGCTGTCGCTGCTGGTGGCGCAGGTGCCGCGCGGCTATTACGTCTGCCCGCAGGTCAGGCTGGCGGATTTCATGGCCCCGCGCGGGCCGGACCGTGACGCCAACCGCCAGGCGTTTTTCAAGATCGCGTCCAAATCCATCGATTTCGTGGTGGTGCATGTGCAAAGCGGCACCGTTGTGCTGGGGATCGAACTGGATGACAGCACCCACGCCCACCCCGAACGCCAGTATCGTGACGGGCTGGTTGATGCCGCCTTTGCCCGGACCGGCATTGCCCTGCTGCGTTTTCCGCCCGGCGCGCGGGTGGACATCAACGGGTATTTCCGCGCGGCCCCGGCGTGATCCGCCCCCTTACCGCCCCAGCGTAAAGCGCGTCGGCACCCATCGCGCGGGGGCGGCGGGCGGCGTGGACAGCATGAGGTCACTTAATGCCCAGACCAGCGCATCCGCCCGGTCGGGGGAATGCGGGCCGTGATAGCCGCTGGCGGAAAACTGGCACAACTGTTCCTCCAGCATGGCGAAGGTGCCGTGATGGGTCACGCGCCCCTGTTCATACAGCGCCGCCACGGGTTCGGCACGCGCGGCCTTGCCCCGGCTGGCCGTGACCATGCGCAGGGCGGCGTTGGGGTTGATGCCGCGCAACGTGGCCTCGACCAATGCACCGCCAAAGTTATGTTCAGCCACGATGCGTTCCGCCCCCCAGTCCACTTGCGCCTGCAGGGCCGCGCGTGCCCACCCCGCCGGGCTGTCCCGCCGCGACAGGTCGGCCAGGACATGGCCATTCCCGCCCGCATCCACGCCACACACGACAATGCCGATTTCGTCCGATCGCGTATCCTCCGGCCCCGAACAGCCCGACGGGTCCACCGCCACGACAATGCGGCGCATCGTCGCGGCCACGCGGCCACGGGTTGCGGGGGTGATGACGGCCGCACGGCGGAAATCCTCCATCCGCCACAACGCGCCATCCACCGCCTGTTGATATTCGCCCAGCATGAAGCGCCTGCGTTCGCGTTCCGGCAGGGCCTCAAGCTGCGCCATGTATTCGGGTGACAGGTTCGCGCGGTTGCCATCGGGGTTCAGGCGCATGGTGGCGTAGCGCGCGGTCCAGCGGTGCTGCGGATGTGGGGTCCACCCCGTCCTCGAACACGCGGTACAGCCAGTGCGCGGTGGTGGGGGGATTGGCGTCGATATATTCCTTCAGCGCCAGGGGTGATTTCTGCGCCAGCCGCGTCAGCAGCATGTTGCGCGCGCCATAGGTGATCTGGCTGGCTTCGTTCAGGTAGACGGTGGCGAATTCCAGCCCCAGTATCTTTTCAGTCCGGTCGTCATCATCCAGCCCGCCAAACAGGATGACCGACCCGTTGGGCATTTCCACCGTCCAGTCGGTGCGCGACAGCGCCCAGGGCACGGTGGGAAAGCACCGCCGCATGACGGTGGGAAACGTATCGGCCAGCACGGTGGCACGCAGCGCGTTCAGCCGGTGGCGGAATATGCCGTGCCGCGTACCCGCCGCCTTCAGCGCCCGGATCACCACCGCGCGCACCAGCACGAACGTCTTGCCCGACCGCGCGCCGCCACGCAGCAGGATATGGGTTGCGGGACCGCCCAGCAACTGGTTGGCGGTACGCTGGTCCGGTGTCAGGCTGAAGGCGTGTTTCAAAAGCCTGTTCCCTGAAAGTAGAAAAAGTTTTTGGTGAAGCTTTTTTCAAAAAGCTTCGAAGAACACCGCCTTTTTTAAAAAAGGCGGCACCCAGAAACTTCTATTCTGTTTTTTTACAGTTCCGCATCATCGGTCGTGATCGTGATGGCAATGGTGTTCCCCCCTTCCCGCCGGTCAGCCGGCGGGCGCAGGCGGGTCGCGACCCACATCCGTGCCTCCATGCGCAGTTTGATGGCGGGCACGTCGTCACGGCCGGTGGCGCGGTCGGCTATGGTTATGATTTCCTCGGCCAGCGTATCGGCAGCCGCCTCCCGCGCGGTGGCATACAGGGCGCGAAACCCCGCATTGTCGCGCAGCCAGCGGAACACCGTGGCCCGGTGCGGCATGACCGGATCATTACAGATCGCGCGCAGGCTGTGCCCATCAGCCAGCCGGGTGCAGATTTCCTCCGCCAGCCGGCGGCTGTACGCCCCGCGCCGCGCGCCCGGTGTGGCGGGTTCGGGCATGGTCATTCTTCCCTGTTGTCCGGCGGACATGAAAACGCCCGGGCTGCCGTGTGGGGCGGTCCGGGCGCGGTTGTGTCATGATAGGGTTGTTATGCGGAAAAACCGTGCAGGTGGGAACTGGTTTTGTTTTGTCTTCTGGTTGTGCACCTGTCTTGCGGGGAAGCAGGATATTCGACATAGAATAGAAACGAGAAAAATTATCCATTTTCAATTAGGCAATAATAAAATTGTATATTATCTCATATTTATAGTATTTTTTAGTATTACAAAGTTATAAATTTATAAAATAATTTCCTAAGAAATATTTATAATTATTACACAAATAAATGGAGTTTTTTCTTTCTCTACATCCGATAGTAAATAGTGACAGCTAGGCAGGAGAGGCAATGAAATTTTAAGATGACAGCATGCGATATGATATGTAACAATCCGGTCACTATTTTTTTTGGAAGTGAGAAATTTTCATATGGATTTAGTTACAAGCAGCTTAACTGTCGGCGCAATGAAAAATATTTCCCATGAACTTAATGAGACAGAAAAACAAGCAATAACATCTTTTGTGAATGGAATTAAGAAAAATCTAAAAAAAATACCAAAATTTTCACAATATTTCACCGGCGATGGTATTGATAGATATATATCTTATAATTACGAAAAGTTTTCTACAACAAAGACGTTATTAAATAGGAATACACCGGTAAAAATTTCAGATTGTTTTGTTTCACAAAATTTTAATTATAAAAATGAAAGAGGAGAGCAGGAAGAGATAGATCTTAATGTATTTTTAAAAGATACAATTTCAGAATATCCAAAGAATATTATAAATGGTATGGCCGGTTCTGGTAAAACCATTTTATTAAAATATATTTTCAATGAATCAATATCGAAAGGCTATGCTAAATTACCAATTTTCTTTGAATTCAGAGAGATTAATTATAGCAGGGAAGGGAAAAGTATTGTAAAGTCGGTAGTTGATCACGTTAAAAATTCTTTTCCATCTTTTGATGATGAACTTTTCCATTATGGAATGAAGCACGGACATTTTTATCTGCTTTTAGATGGGTTTGATGAGATATCGCCTCATATGAGAGGAATAATTTCAAAAGAAATTCTTGATCTTTCATCAAATTATCCAATTTCACCAATACTAGTAACAAGTAGACCCTCTCAAGATTTTATATCGTGGTATGGATTTAGACAGATAAATATATCAAAATTTACTCGGGAGCAGACTGTAGAATTTATATATAAGACTTCTTTTGATAAAGAAAAAAAGAAAGAATTTATTAATGATATTAATAATTTATACTCAACAGAGCACAATGGACAATCTTTTTATGCTGACAATAAAGAATTTCTTTCTAATCCACTTTTGACAAGTATGATGCTATTGGTTTTTGATAAAAAAAATAGGATACCTCATAATAAGGCTGTTTATTATAGTAAATGTTATGATGTTTTGACTGAAGAGCATGATTCAACAAAAGGTTCATTTATTCGAGAGTTATATTGTGGGTTAAAAATAGAAGATTTGACAAAAATATTTATGTATTTTTGTGTACTTACATATAATAAAAATATATTCCTATTTATTAAAAATGATTTAATTGAGTTTATAAATCAATCAATATCAAAACTTAGGGATGAAGATGCAAAGAAAATAGTTGATAGAGCTTCCGACATAATTAGGGATTTCTGTGAATCTATATCAATTATGCAAAATGATGGGATTTATTTTGAGTTTATTCATAGATCATTTCAGGAATATTTTTTTGCTAAATTTGCATTTAATAATCAAGTGATACCCATGGAAAGAATATTATGCTCTATTTTGGATAGGGCTGATGTAAGTAATATTTTATCATTGGTAGATTCCATGGGACATGGTGAGTATGAAAAAGGGTTTATAATGCCCATTTTAAAAAAAACATTAGGAAAATTTAACGAAAAAAGAAGTGAAAAGAAATACATTGTTTCTATGTTTTTTACCAGAGTATTATCTTCATTTGGACATTCTCCATATTTATATTTTTCAGATGAATCTGTTCCTGATTATTATAATGATGTTTTCTTTGAAAAAGAAGAAAAATGCAATCCAATAGAAGGTTTTTATATTGAAGTGCTTTTGAAGCATGCGTCAATCTATTATAAACAGGCATACAACGTCTCAGAGCCTAAGATAAATAGATGCATGGAAAAAATGACAAAATATAACTTCAATATAAAAACAGGCGATTCGAAAAGCATTTCGTTATTGACCGAATTTCAGATTATTAATTCTGGAATATATGATGTATGCATTGCATTGATGGATGTATTAAATTATATGAATAATAATATAGAAAAAATGAACAATAAGTTTGAAGATAATTGGATATCTGAATTTTGAATACTTTTAAAAAAATATATTTTATTCATATCAATATTTTATCGTCTGCTTAAATATTATTTTTGTGGTGTCAGTCTCCTTGGCGGTGCGTCCCGTAGTGGTCCCTCGATTTTTTCCATGGGAGAGTCCGTCTAGGACAAGACACCACCAACAAGTCCGGTGCATAGTGTTAAGGTATGACTGAGGCGATTTAACTAACGGATCGGGAATGGACGATGATTGGTTTGCTTTTGTCTCCTAAGCTCGAATGTTGAGCACGCCTAGCTGAAAATGTTGGTAGGCCACCCCGCCAGACAATAGCATTTACAGTCCTGCGTCCTGCCTGCCGGGCATTTCCCGCGCGACATCAAATACAACACATCCCCCCGCACAATACCGAAACCCCGTAACCGCAAACACCACTTCCACCGGGATATCAAAATAGAAATCCAGCATCCCCGGCGGGTAACCGCTCTCGGTTTCCTCGCGCTCCATGGCGGCGATGGTTTCGTGTAACGCTGCGGGGGGCGTGCCGGTCAGGGTCAGGTCGTGCGGGCCCGCGGCCTGTCCATGGTGGGTTACGGACCAGACCTGCGCGCCGTCATGGTACCCGCCTGCGGCACTTTCGTACCGGCGTTCATCCACCATGCAGGTCACGACCGTGGCGCCAGCGGAATATGCCGCCAGTCTGGCTTCGTGCGCCCGCGCCGTGGTGGGGTCGTTGCACACCACCACCGTCCACCCGTCGGGCAGGCTGGCGATGGACATGGGGGCCGGGCGGGTGTCGTCCTGTGGCGTGCCGGTATCCGTCAGGCCCATGCGGGCCAGAACCGTGGCGCGGTCGATGCCGTGGAACGCGAACGAAGTGACCGCATGCCCCGCCGGTCGGGGCGGACAGGTTTCGCGTATGTGGAAACGCAGCCGGATGGGGGGGAAGATATCCTGCGTGCCCTCGCTCACCTGGGCCGGGGCGAAGGTCACGCCCGCCTCCCCCACGCGATAGGGATAGACGATGTTTTCCGCCGTGCCGTCGCGGTGGGCGCACATGATGACGGCGGCCTGCACCGGACCGTCGCCACCGGGCAGCAGCACGGTGCAGTTGGCGACCACCGCCGCCGCCCGCGCGCCTGTCCGCATCGCCGCGTCCTGCACCGCGTCGCGCGCGCGATCAAGCTGTATGGCGCTGTCGGCCTGCCCGCCGGGGCCGGCCACCGTCTCGATCACGCCCAGATAGCGACCCGGGGCCATGACCGCGCCAAACGGGGCAAAGACGCCCTGCCGTGACAGAAGCCGCTCCACTTCGGGGCGCAGATGGGCGGCAAGGCGGTCAAAATCCCGCCGTGGCGTGGCCAGCCAGTCCGGCAGGTCAGCCTTGGCCCAGCCCTTGTACACGTCCATCCCTGTCTCCCCGTGCCGGTTCGGGGTCATGATGGGTGGTGGGGGATGGCCGTGTCAATCCGGCGGGGCAAGGGTCCGGGCAGCGGGTGCGATCGTCCGTACCTGCCGGTTCGAAAACCTTAATCTGCCGTCGCCGTCCGGCCCACGCAGAACCCAAGCCCCGTCACCGCGAACGGCAGTACCGCCAGCATCAGGCTGGTCCGGTCGGCCAGGCCGGTAATGCGGGTGAAATTGACCACGACCACATACAGCACCGCGCACAACGCCACCGCCGCAACGCACGGAATGACCGTCGCGCTGAACGGCCGCCCGCGCGACAGGTCACGCCGGCGGGCAAAGAACGCCACCACCGCCGTTGATGTCAGGATCATCAGCACGACAATGCCGATGGTCGAAATCCCGGCCATCGACCCGAAGATATCCACCAGCGGGTCCACCCCCGACAGTGCGGCGGCCACCAGCAGCACGCTGGCCGTGCCCGTCTGCACCACGGACGCCACGTGGGGCGAGGCATGGCGGTCATGCGTGCGGGCCAGAAAGGCGGGCATGATCCCCTCGCGCCCCAGCGCAAGCTGGTAACGGGCAATGATGTTGTGGAACGACAGCAGGCACGCGAACAGGCTGGTCAGCAGCAGCACCTGCATGGCCTGCTGCATCACCCGGCCCGCGTACCGCCCCGCCGTTTCCAGCACGATGTTCTGCCCGTGGTCCAGAAACCCGCGCGTGACCCCGGTAATGCTGTCCGCCCCCCATGCATGGATCACGCACCAGCACGATATGGCGTAGAACAGGCCGATGATCACCACCGCGCCATAGGTCGCGCGTGGAATGGTGCGCTGCGGGTCGCGGGCTTCGTCACGGAAAATGGCCGTGGCCTCGAACCCGATGAACCCGGTAATGGCGAACAGCAGCGCCACCGCGAACGGCCCCGCCGCCTGCCCCGCGTCGGGCACGGGGGCCACGGGCATGGGGTGCCACATGATGGCGGCGTTCATGACCACCACCACCCCGATTTCCAGCACCAGCGCCACGCCCAGCACGCGCGAACTCAGGTCGATATGCCGGTAGCCCATCAACGCCACCGCCGCCAGCACGCCCGCCGCGTACAGCCACCACGGCAGGGCCGGCCCGCCCCACTGGCGCACCGCGTCATCCATGGACCAGCCGAAAAACCCGTAAACCCCAAGCTGTATGGCGGTATAGGTCAGCAGCGCCAGGAACGCCCCCGCCCGCCCGCACCGCGCGCCCAGCCCCGCGCGGATATAGCTGAAGAACGCGCCCGCTTCGGTCATGTATTCCGTCATGGCGACGAACCCGACCGAAAACAGCAGCAGCACAACCGCCGCCGCGACAAACCCGGTCCATGCAAGCGGCCCGTTGCCCTGCGTGATCGCCAGCGGCACGTTGCCGCTTATGACCGTAAGGGGGGCGGCGGCCGCAATGACCATGAAGATGATTTCCGCCACGCCCAGGTTGCCCGAAAGCCGCCCCGTGCTGGCGGTGCCGCATGCGGCGGTGGTCGTGGCGGCGGCGTCTGCCCGCGCGGTCATGCCGTCAGGCCCATGTCGCGGTACAGATCCATCCTGCGGTCGGCCAGGAAGGGGTTTTCACGCTGCGCGCGCGCGACCAGTCCGGGTTCGATATCGGCCACCAGCAGCGCCTCCTCCATCCCCGCCTGCGCCAGCACCGTGGCGTCGGGCGCGATGATGCGGCTGTTGCCCACGTAAACCGTGTCGCGCTCGCGTCCGGTATGGTTGATGTAGGCCAGGTAGATCTGGTTTTCCCACGCCCGCGTGCGCACCAGTTCGCGGGCGGAAAACAGGTATGGCTCCATCAGCGCGGTGGGCACCAGCAGCGCCTCGCACCCCGCCTGCGCCACGTGGCGGACATATTCGGGAAACTCCACGTCATAACAGATCATGCCCGCCACGCGCACCCCGCCAAAGGGCACGACGGGGGAAGGCTGCGCGCCGGGCAGGAAGAATGCGCGTTCCATGTCGCCAAACAGGTGCAGCTTGCGCACATGCAGCACCTGCGCGCCGTTGCGGTCCAGCAGCATGGCGCTGTTGTACAGCCCGTCGGGCGTGTGTTCGGCATACCCCACCATGACCGCCACCCCGCGCGCCATCGCGATGTTGCGCACCGCCCCCACCGCGTCGAAGCGCGCCAGGTCATGCAGGCTGTCGCCAATGTCGTAGCCGGTCACGAACAGTTCGGGTGTTACCAGCAGGTCCACCCCCTGCCCCGCCGCGCGCGCCAGCGTGGCGTCGAGTTCACGCAGGTTGGCGTCAATATCCCCCGGGGTTCCCGCTGTCTGTAGGCCGGCCACGCGCATGATGTAAGGTCCTGATTTATTGCTGATTCGCAATGGGTATCATGCCCGCCGCCCGACGCAACACAAATCTTGCCGCCTGCGTCATGGCGGGTGTCTTCCGACGCTTTTTGCAAAACGCTTCGCCACAGACCCCTGGCAACCGGCACTCAGGCCGCGTGGGTGTGGCCGGGATCGTGGTCATGGCGGTGGTGCAGGTCGGGGTAATGCGGGTGGCTGTGCACCAGCCTGGTATGCACATGGCGGTGGGTGTGGGGTTCGCCCACCGGGTCATCGGGGCCGTGTTCGTGCTGGTGGTGTTCGTCATGCACGTGGCGGTGGGTGTGTCCCATTTCCTCATGCACATGTTCGTGATCGTGGCGTTCGCTCAGGTGCAGCCACAGCCCCACCGCCATGAACGCCCCCGCAATGGCCAGCCGCCCGATGTCATGCGCATGGAACAGGGCCACCGACACCACCGCCCCGATAAACGGGGCCATCGCGAAATACGCCCCCGTGCGCGCCGCCCCAAGGTGGCGCAGCCCCAGCATGAACGCCACCAGGCTGACCCCGTAGCCCAGGAAGCCCACGACCCCTGCCGCCGCCACGACCCCCGCGCCCGGCACGCTGGCATGCTGCGCCACCAGCGCCACGCACAGGTTGACGGCCCCCGCCACGACCCCCTTTATCATGGCGATGCGCACCGGGTCGGCTGCCGACAACCGGCCGCTGAGGTTGTTGTCAATGCCCCAGCACACGCACGCGGCGATGATATACAGCGCCCCGGGTGCAAACGCCGCGTGCCCCTGCCATGACAGCACGCCCGCCCCCGCCACGATGCACGCGGCGCCAAACAGCAGCCTGTGGTCCACGTTTTCACGAAACACCACCCACGCGATCAGCAGGGTCGCGATGCTTTCCATATTCAGCAGCAGCGACGCGCTGGCCGCATCACTGCGCGCCAGCCCGATCATAAGCAGCAGCGGCCCGGCCACGCCGCCGGTGGCGATCACCCCCAGCAGACACGGCAGGTCGGCACGCGTCAGCGCGGCCTCGTCATGGCTGGGCAGCCGCAGCGCCGCGCGCGCCCCCAGCACCAGCGCCAGCCCGAGGCCGGAGCCAAGGTACAGCAGCCCCGCCGCCATCTGGGGCGACATGCCACCCAGCAGCAGCTTGGCGAATGGCGTGCTGGCGCCAAACAGCACGGCGGACAGCAGGGCAAGGACAAGACCGGTTCTGTTCATCCCCCACCCATACCATACGGCATCCGGCGGGGGCCATGACGATGATGGCGCGGGGGCATGCGGGCCGTGTGCTGGCCCGTGACGGATGTGGGGCACGGATAATGCGACGAAGGGTACAGACCCTGAAGACGGTCAGGGAAGCGTTCAGGCGGACTGGGGCGCTGGCGGCTGTTATCGGGATGGCCGCGCCTGACCGGCGGGTCCGGTCGGGGCGCCGGGGCGTTTTCCCTCACCACCGTTCATGCAGGATATCCAGCGCCGCATGCAGCGTGCGGATGCGCGTGCCGGGGGCTTCGTCCATGCCACATACCGCGCACACCACGCGGCCGCGCGCCGGGGTCAGCAGCGACAGGGCGCGGTCAATGGCGCGGCGGGCGTGCATGCTGGCCTCGGTCTCCTCCATCGTGCCGCCGCCGCCCGTGCCGGTATGGGGCGTGTAGCGCTGCACCTGCCGCCCGCCGCGCATGGCCCGCAGCCAGCATGCGCGGAACCGCAGGCCCGCCGCATGCTGGTCGGCGGTCAGGGCGGCGTTGGCGCGGTGGAACAGGCGGTCCAGCATGCAGGCGTCACGCACCCGGCGCACGACCTGCCGCGGGGTGCGCGGGGCCAGTTCCACGCAGTCCCGCACCACCATGCGGGCGCGGGCGGCGGGGCCATCGGCCCCCATGTCGGGCTTCAGCCCCATGGCAATGTCACGGGCGGCCAGGCGCGCGCGGCGGTCGGCGCGCAGGATGGCGGCCACGCGGCGGCGTTCCCCTTCGGGGGCGTCAGGGGTACGGGCAAGGGGTACGGACATGGCGTTTCCTGTGCAATCTGTATGATATTTTCATACTAACCGCCCGCAATGCAGGCGGCACGCCCGGGCGTACCCCTTGCAGCCGAGGCCAAGGGGTACAGGCACGCCACGCCACACCCCGCGGTTTTCCGCGCTTTCTGGTCGGGGTGTACCCCTGTTCCCTCCGTACCCCTTGGAAAACAATTTCAGTCACGGAGCATGGATAAGGGACCGCCATGGAAAGTTTGCGGTTGCAAGGGGTACGGAGGGAACAGGGGTACGCCCGACCGCCTTGCCTGGCCGGTGCCGGAATTACATAAGGCAATGTAAAACCATGCTTGAGTGTTTGCTTAACCCCCGTTTGACAGTGGGCCGGAAGCGCCGTCTATTGTCATTCCGTAATGTTTATGGGGATCATGTTCCATGGGACTGTCGTTTCGTCATGCCGTATGCATGGCCGCCCTGCTGTCATGCGCGTCGCCCGCCATGGCCCGGACCGTGCCGGCCGATGTCGTCTTTACCAATGGCTATATCTACAGCGTTGATAAAAAGGACCATGTGTACCAGGCCCTGGCGGTAAAGGACGGGCGCATCGCCTATGTCGGCAGCAACGCGAAGGCCCGGCGTTATGTCGGCCCCGCCACGCAGCGCGTGGACCTGGGTGGACGGATGATGATGCCGGGGCTGGTGGACGGGCACATGCACCCGCTGGACGGGGGCAAGAGCCTGATGGGCTGCTCGCTGGACTACCTGGCCCTGACGCATGATGAATTCAGCCAGCGCGTGCGCGCCTGCACCGCCAACCCCGCCCTGCGTCGCGCCAATGGCACGCTGGTGGTCCACGGCTGGTTCCAGGAGGCCATGAAGCCCGCGGGCGTGCGCCTGACGAAGGAAGACCTGGACCGCATCGACCCCCGCCGCCCCATCGTGGTGCGGTCCACCTTTGGCCATACCACGCTGGTCAATTCGGCGGCGTTGCGCATGGCGGGCATCACGGCGGCGACAAAGGCCCCCGCGGGGGGCGAGATCGTGCATGATGCCAAGGGCCAGCCCACCGGCGTGCTGGAGGACGTGGCGCAGGACCTGGTCGAACGTGTCGATCCCCCGCTGAGCGCGGATGAAAATGTGCAGGCGGCCCGCGCGTCGCTGGCGGCCATGCGTGAACAGGGCATTACCGGGTTCCTGGACGCATGGGCGCTGGATGATGACCTGTCCAGCTATACCGCGCTGCAGAAAAGCGGCGAACTGACGGCCCGCGCCCATTTCGCCCCGCTGGTTGAACCCGCCACGGGCGCCGATGTGGCGGGCAACGTGCAGCGGCTGAAATCCATCGCGGCAAAATACGATCAGGGACCGATTGGCGTGGACCCCGGCATTACCGTGCGCAATGTCAAGTTTTTCATGGACGGGGTGATCGCAGCCCCCGAACTGACCGGCCGCGTGCTGCAGCCCTATTATGTCAATGCCGGCACGAAGGACGCGCCCAACTGGGTGCCCGGCACGTCGCTGGGGCCCGCGCCCTATTTCCCGCCTGCGGTCCTTGGCCCGCTGCTGCAGGGCGTGGTGCAGGCCGGGTTTGACCCGCACATGCATGCCGATGGCGATGGCGCGGTGCATATCGCGCTGGATGGCGTGCAGTACGTGCGCGAACACCTGCCGCATGCCGATTTCCGCCCCGCCATCGCGCATGACGAACTGGTCTCCCCCGCCGACGTGCCGCGCTACAGGCCGCTGGACGCCGTGGCGGTGCTGTCGTTCCAGTGGGAAAAGGAAGGACCGGATACGGTGGATGCCGGCCGCGACTTCCTCGGCCCCGAACGCGCGAAGGCGATGGAGCCCGCATGGCCGCTGTACAAGGCCGGGGCGCGGATCGCCTATGGTTCCGACTGGCCGGTGGACCGCCTGAACGAATGGTTCGCGCTGAAGGTGGGCGTCACCCGCACCAACGCCCCCGAAGCGGGCGAGAAATATTCACACCCGCTGGGTGACGCCCCCGGCCTGCCCCGCCCCGCGGTGCTGCGCGCGATCACCATGAATTCGTCATGGGAACTGCGCTCGGACACGCTGACGGGATCGCTGGAACGCGGCAAGCTCGCGGACCTGATCGTGCTGGACCGCAACGTGATGCAGATCCCGGCGGCGGACATCGCCAACACGAAAGTGCTGCTGACCATGGTGGGGGGCAAGGTCGTCTATAACCGCGACGGGTCCATCGCGCTGAACGCCACGACCGGCCCGGCGCGGTAACCGGCCCCGACTGACAGGCGTTTCCGGGCGCCGCCTTTTTTCACGAAGGCGGCGTCTTTCCATCCCCAGCCGGCGCGACCCACACCCATTGCGGCCCGGACGTGGCGCAGCGCAGCCTGCGGCGGGTCCAGCCAAGGCCGCGCAGGATGGTGGCCACGCGCTTCTGCGCCATGCGGTCCAGACGGTCGCGCGGCAGGCCGAGGGCAAGGTGCAGCACATCCGCCATGCGCACCTGCGCCTGCCCCCCCATGCGCAGCCACGCGGTGATGGGGTCGCGCCAGACATCTTCATGCATGCGGCTGTCCTGCGCCTGCCGGGCGATGGCGCCGACATGCCCGTTCTCCAGCCACAGCGGCATGGGGGACGTGGCCTCGACATGGTCAGCTTCGGCCCATAGCTGCGCGCGCCATTTTTCGACCCGTGCCACGTCGGCATGCGCGCAGGTGACGGGCCAGTAGCGGCGGTTGCCGGTGGGGTCGGTCAGGTATTCCTCCTCGTTGGTGGTGCCGGCAAAGACGCACTGGCGCGGGCGAGTGACCTCGAACGCGCCATAGGTGGGGCGGTAGCGGTCATGCTGGCGGCTGAAAAACGCCTTGGCGTCGCGCGCGCTGCTGCGGCCCAGCGCCTGCAGTTCGGCCATTTCCACGCCCCATACCCCCAGCAGGCCCTGGGCCGCGTCCTTTTCCCCCAGGTCGCGCGGCAGGTCGTCCTTGAACCACGCCGTGCCGAACAGCGTGGCCAGCAGGCGGCTCTTGCCCATGCCCTGCCGTCCCTCCAGCACCGGCACGTAGTCGAACTTGCACCCCGGGCTGCGCACCCGGCGCACGGCGGCGCACAGGAAACGCGCGCCCACGGCGGCATGGTACGCATCATCCGCACAGCCCAGCGCATGGTGCAGCCATGCGCCAAGGCGCGGCGTGCCATCCCACCGCAACCCGTCCAGCCATTCGCGCACGGGGTGCGTGCGGCACATCATGGCGGCGGTGCGGCAGGCCTGCTCGCCCACCGTGCGGCTGACCGGCAGGTCATAGGCGCGTTGCAGGTACGCCTGGATCAGGGCGGCGTCCATGTCCTCCATCGGGCGGGGATAGGGTCCGGGCGCTGGCTGCGCACTGTCATAGGGCGGTGGCGCGGCGCGGGTGATGATATGGCGGCAGCTGAATTCGTCCCACGCCAGCATGCCACGCAGCCGCGCGTCATGCCCCAGCAGCACGAGGCAGTTGCTGAGGGATGGCACGATCCGTCCCCCCGCCCCACGGGCCAGCAGGTCCATCCATGCGGGACTGGCGGGCGCATCCGCCCCGGCAGGTGTGACCCCTGCCATGTCAGGGTCGTCCCCCGCGCACGGGACGCGGGTTGCGCAGCCCCGCATTCAGGCCCGAACGGATGGTGGCGCGGGCTTCGTTCAGCGGAATCCGGCGGCGCTGCGCCGCATGCAGCAATGTATCACGCGCCTGCGCCATGTCCATCATGCCCGCCCCGCACCACCGCCCCAGCGCATAGGCGCGGGCGTTGAGCGTGGTGTTGGCCATGCCCGCCGGCGCGTCACACACGGCATGCAGCGCGCGCAGCAGCACGCCCGGCGCACGGTCGGCCGCCATGCGGCGCGGGGGCATGGGCTGTGGCGCGGGGGCCAGCAAGGCCGCCAGCCAGTGTGGGATGGGTGGCGGCGGCACATCCCACGGCGGTACGCGCCATGTATACGCCCCGCCCGTGGCCGGGTGCGCGCCCGGCGGAATGGTGACCGCCTGCCGCCCCCGGTGCGGGTCCAGGCCGGGGGCCGGACAGCCCGCCTGCCCGCGCAGGGCCTGCCCGTCATGGCGGAAGAACAGCACCGCGCCGCCCGACCCGCCGGTACGTGTCATGGGGCGTGGCGGCAGCGGGCCGTGGCGGCGGACCAGCGCGGCAAGGGCGGCCACCCCGTCGGCGGCATGGGTGCCGGGGCGGTCCACATCCAGCGCGAACAGGCGCGATGGCCCGCACACCACCCGCCACCCGCATCCGGGCCAGCGCGCGGCCCAGCGGGCGATTATGTCGGGGTCACAGGTGGCATGGTCCACCGCGCCACGGAAACACGCGGCGCGTGAGGCCGCATGCACGGGCAGCACATGCCACCCCATGCGGGCCACGCGGTACAGGTCGGGCGGGATCGTGTCGGTCATGGGCGGGTTTTATGGGACATATCCCACTCCGTCAAGGAATAATGGGATATATCCCCTCTACACAGGGCGGGCGGATTATGGGACAGTTCCCATTATGGATACACGCTCTCCCGCCGCCACCGAGATCGAGCGCCGCATGGCGCTGCTGAACCTCAACAAAAAGCGCCTTGCCGAGCTGGCGGGCCTGAACGAAACCTATGTCCATGACATTCTGCGCGGAAAGTCGCGCAATCCCGGCGGCGACCGGCTGGAAAAGGTCGCCGCCGTGCTGGGCTGCACCGCCAGCGACCTGCTGCGCGGGGGGGCGGCCGGCAATCCGGGGCCAGCGGCCGCGCGGCTGAAGGCGCTGCGTGAACGCGCGGGCTATACCGTGCGCGCGCTGGCGCGTGACGTGGGGCTGGGGGACAGGTTTTCCAGCTATGCCTTTTATGAAAACAAGCTGAAAAAAGAGTATATTCCCGTCGAGCTTGTGCGCAAGCTGGTGCCGCTGCTGACCGACCGGGGCGATCCCCCCATCGCCGCGAGCGAGGTCTGGGCCCTGTCTGGCATCGTGCCCGGCGCCACCGACCTGAACGAAAGCATAAGCCGCGCCGAACGCGCCACCATGCCCACGCAGGCCGATGACGGGGCGATAACGGTGCATGAATACGACATATCCCCGCAGGCCGGCGCGGGCGCGATCGTGGATCACACCGCCTGTGGCGATGGGGAGGGGCACCCGACGCTGGATTCATGGCGCATCCCGCGCGACTTCATCCGCAACTACCTGCCGGATACCGGCGGGCTTGCGATCATCCGGGTGGCGGGCAATTCGATGGAACCGGAATTCGCCGCCGGCGACCGCGTGCTGGTTGATACCGGCCACCGCGTCCCCTCGCCCGACGGGGTGTACGTATTGTGGAACGGCATGGGCGTGGTGATAAAGCAGTTGATGCTGGTCCCCAATTCCCGTCCCCCGCGCATCCGCATCATCAGCGTCAACCCCACCTACCCTGTCGATGAGGTCGATGCATCCGACCTGGTGATAAACGGCCGGGTGGTGGGCAAGTGGGTGTGGAAATAG